GCACGTACCCATTTTAGACTGGCCAGCGTCTGTAGGAAGACTGTAAATCTCCAGTTCTTGCGTGAACTCCCCTTCACTAAACACATGGTCAATCTGCAATAGCATGTACCAACCTTTGTACCAAAAGTAGTTAGCATAATCGCCTGCCGCTGATCGAATAGTACCCTCGTTAGATGTGTCGCTCGTGTCGTCCATCTGCCACGATGATGGCATCATCACGTTGACTTTGACATACCCAGGGACGCGATTAAGGTTGGGCATAAGTGGCCCGTCGCTATTTGGTATGTTGGTAGATAGTTCCGGTACCTCGGCCAATATGTCATTTCGCTGAATGTTGGTATCTTCTAGTAACTGAGGATTTCCGCGAATCTTCATTTTTGCACCAATATTTTCAAGCGCTGCTATTCTATGGAGTAGCGTGTTAAAACTTGCTGTCGCCGCTGGGCTCCGCATATCTCGGAATGAAGGATGTGATACCATTCGTCCAAGAAACAGTGGCTTTTTAACGTAATCATCAGATGTCTGAGATTCAATTGAACAGTATGCGTTTGGTGATTTCTGATCACCAGCACCATCTTTGTTTCCGCCCCCCGCCACGATCGTATCAGGGTTACTAAACATTTTTGTGTCTAGTCGAGATGTTGGACAAGAACTGTTCGCTCCCAACATTTGCAAGAATGTTAATCCGTATTGCATTGACAGATTAAAATCAATAACATCAACGTTCTGGCCAGTGAAAATATAGTCAAATTCTATTCCAACATCCGTAACGCCATCAGGACCTTTCGGAACAAACGTTTCAATTTCATCAGATTTCACTACAGTCCCGACGTACCGGCTCACTCTATACGTCACTGTGTACAAGGAGAGCTCGCGGTCAATTTCAACCTCAGAAGTGATCTTGTATGTGAATCGCTGAGATGTTTTTACGTCGGATGTTGCTTCTCCTTGGCCCTCATCTACCACTTTTTTGGATGAGCGCATTACTTCATCAATGATTCGTTCTATTGACGTAGCTTCACCAAAATCCGAAATGTGTGAGTCGTTATTTCCGGTATCCTGTCGAGCCGCAATATACAAATCGCCGGCTGGATATTCCCTGTATTTGTCATCCGGTTCGATTACATAACGGACGTCCATAAATTCATTGGCCAGCGTTTCAGCATCGAAATCTTCTCCACACGCCGACGCTCCTTGGATCGCAGCTTTTCGTTCTGTTTCGTATAACGCGTTTAGTGTCGCTTCAACATCTTTCAGAGCTGCGTATACGCTTTTGTTGGATCCAATGGTACAGGTGAAGCCTTGTACAATCGAATTCGCACCTGGCATTTTTCCTGCGCCGTTGTACATTCCAACAAACGATACGTTGTATTGAGCACCCGTGTAGTCAAAATTGGATGTTATGTCTGTCAATATAAACGGAAGAGGTTTGATTGTTGTAATATATTCTTCTGTTCCAACATCAGTAATACCAACGAATACGGTTTTTAGTACATACACCATCGACGATGGATCAATTCTAAGTGATTTAGTTACTTGGTTGAGAAGGTTGTAAAAATTTACCCCACGTGGCTCAATGATTTCCATTTCACCATCTAATGCCATAGTCGTCGATGCGTGTGATTGTTCCCTATTGCTCGTCCTGGGTGTCAATACCGATGACCACTTTACTTCTCGAATAAAGAACTGAGCATCTGACATGCCGTTTATCAAAACAACGTAAGAACCACCACCAATAGATTTTGGACAATATTTTTCGGACGGGTGGTGGTCATATGCTGATAACGGCGCATCTACCAGCGCATTGGCTGTTGCTGTTCCATCACATGCAACGAGAATGTGATGATATGAGTATGAGCGATATGAGTCTAAGGGGTTAGGAGGAGAAGACATTGCTTATTAGTATACCTTATTTCCGCCCGTGCTTCTATTCATGACGTCCAGCATTAGACGGCGCTGTGTTGGCAGTCTAATTTCCATTCCTGCTCGCAACTCTGTTTCTATATCGACGACGTTGTTGAACTGCAGGACCACCCACATCAATGATGCTTGACCATACATGTTGTATGCTATGAGATCTGGACGACGGTCTTCTGAAGACTTGATGGTGATTGTAATATCAGTATCGTCTTTAGGGATACTTCGGCGTTCCCACCAACCAAGTCGGCGCGGGTACCGATCAGTCAATCCACCCTGCGTATACCGCGACTTAGGATTATTGACCGAGTTGTTTGTCCGTGTTGTACTTGTTTTAGTTGCCATTAGAAATTCCTCAACATTCCTTTTTTGAAGTCCGATAAACTGAAATTAGAATACTCCGCCGGCGAGTGTGTTTCGGTTAACGTCATATCTATTGTCATTATCGTCGGCATTGGTACTCCAGAAGTGGATGGAATATAATCTATATCTGCCGGATATGGAATGCTAACGTTTTGAATAACAACAGGAACGCGATGGATGTGATTCATCTTAGTCCTATCACCATCTTGCGAATATGCTGATAGCAACAAGACTGCGGGGGGTGTTCCACGGAGATCAGCACCAAAATGCGCACCATTTTCACGAACAGACTCCGCCAAGACGCGGCGGCGATCTTCATCGTCGAAATAATCTGCATTGCGATATTGTTCGGCAAGATTTTGACGCGACTGTCGTTGCTGTTGGGATAGTCTACCGCCACGTCCAAACACGGGCATCGTCCACGATCGCAGGTACCACAAATAAGTCAAGTTCCGCTCAGCTTCCTCGCGAGTGCGTGAGATTAGCTTAACGGATGATATGTTAAACGTGCGTGACGCCGTATTAACATACGAGAATATTTGTCCGGGGGCATGAACCGGATCGACCGACTTGTAGTTTACATTTCGTGTTTCAACCAGTTCAGGTGTAGCCTCCATGAGCATACGCTCTTGCAAATTAACTGAATTGGTTAGACTTACCCTAAAGTAATCACTCACTTATCAACTCCCATGCTTAATCGCGTAGCCTCCATTAGACGCTCTGCCATCTCTCCACTCCATCCCGTAGCAACTCGAAACTTACCAATGTCATTCACCAGAGCGGCCGCGCGTGCTTTTGTCGCACTCATACCGGTGACGTCTGACGCATCAGGGTTTCGGAACCCAGCGCTGACAACTTCAAATGAATTAAAATGCTTAGATGCTGATTCCACTAACCGAGAAAAATCATCGAGTTGGTCATCTCCGATGACCATTTTTATATCAGTATAACCAGCATTTCCTAACCATTCGGGAACATCCCACGGGTTTGTTGGAGCGTCTTCAACTATATTCGCATCGGGAAACAAAGAACGCATGAATGCAATCTTGACGTCAAACGGCAACGGATTTTTGCGTGTTTGAGGGTTTGGGCGTCCTGTTTTTTTCAACGGCTGGTCGATTGTTTGCGACGGAATGATAAAATGATCTCCGCCGACCTCTTCGGCAAGACGGACAACCGTTTCGATTAATTTTCCATGCCCTTTCGTCGGAGGATTGAAACGACCAAACGTGAATACCGCTGATTTGGGTTCACCAAGGTAACTGACATTTAAATTGTCGATGTAACTTTTTAGAGTTGTCATTGTCTATATTCTCCGCGCATGTTGCATATTTATGGATGTTGACCTTTGTGCTTTTTTGCGTATAATCTGCAAATGTTGTGGGAGGATACCATATTCATGGCAAAAAAACAAGAAGTGGCAAAGAAGCCAACACAAAAAAGAAAAACCAAGTATTTAAACAACAGAGATCTCCTAGCACAAGTCATCAAAAGCAAAGAACAAGGCAAGATGACTGATGAGCTTGCAAAGATGCTGATGCTGCTTACAGCACGGTACGGAAAAAAGGGTAACTTTGCAAACTATACCTATAATGAGGACATGCAGGCATACGCAATGATGATGCTTGTCCGGACGTGGAATAGTTTTGATCCCAATAAAAGTAATAACCCCTTCGCGTTTTTCACTCAATGCATTAAGAACTCTTTCATTCAATACCTCAACCAGGAAAAAAGACAACGAGTGATTCGAGATGAAATTCTCGTTGACAAGGGATTAACGCCTTCGTACAATTATCAAATGGAATATGAGCAACGTCTCGCTCACGACGAAGAAGATCATAGCCAGCACGTCGAAGACGCTAGTCGGCTAGAACAAGAAGAAAAACAAGAAGACGATTTAGTTGGGTATTAATGAAAAAACTCAAGAAAATGGCGGCGTTCACTGATATACACTTCGGAAAGAAGGCAAACAGTGAGCTACACAACCAAGATTGTTTGAATTTCATCGAGTGGTTCTGTGACTATGTCCGGAAGGATCCTGGCATCGATCATATCGCATTCCTAGGTGATTGGAATGAAAATAGAAGTGCGCTGAATATCCAGACGCTGAATTATTCATATCGTGGAGCAAAAATGCTTAACGATCTGGGAATGCCTGTGTACTTCATTGTCGGCAACCATGATCTGTACCATAGACATACCCGCGAGATCCACTCAGTAGTTCCATTCAGCGAGTTTGATAATTTCGTGGTGATTGAAGAGCCTACTGTCGTTGATGACATCGAAGGTCGGGCATTGTTTTGCCCTTATCTATTCCACGACGAGTATCCTTCATTAGCTAAATACCTCGACATTCCTTTCTGGGCTGGCCACTTCGAATTTAAAGGGTTTGAAGTTACCGGTTATGGAATGGTGATGCCAACTGGACCTGACCCAGCAGATTATGCGGGTCCTGATTACATCGTATCTGGTCATTTTCACAAACGTCAAGCCAGAGAGGGTAGCAACGTTGTGTATATCGGTAATACGTTTCCGATGGACTTTGGCGATGCGGGTGATACGGGACGTGGTTTGATGACGTATGACTTCGAAAGCAAAGAAATGCTCTTTGAAGATTGGGAAGAATGTCCCAAGTATGTGAAAACCACACTAACCGACATTCTCGACAACACGGCTACTTTGTATCCAGGCGCTCGCGTTAAATGTCTCGTCGACGTTCCGATATCTTTTGAGGAAAGTACTGCTCTTAAGCAGAGCTTTACAGAAAGGTATCAATTGCGGGAGTTTGCCATGGAAGAATCTATGGAACTTCGAGAGGCTCTATCAGAAACTGAAACATCATTCGAGTGGACGCCGGACACGGAGTTAGCAGGCGTGGATGAACTCGTCGAACAGATGCTGAATGAAATTTCGTCCGATCATATTGAGAATGAATTGTTGATCAAGGTTTACCAAGGGCTAAAATAAATGACCCAAAAAATAAAAGTTTCGAAGGGGTGTGATTTAGGGAAATGATCAAATTCACTTCAATTACGATGAAGAACTTTTTGAGTTACGGCAATGTTCCAACCGTAGTCGTTCTCGATCGTCCCGGAACTACATTAGTTGTAGGCGAAGATTTGGATAATACATCCACCGGAACTGGTGCGAACGGTGTAGGGAAGTTTCAACACGTGGATTGTTTAGTAAAAACACCCAACGGGTGGATCCGCATGGGAGACATTCAAGTCGGACAACTACTTCGAATGCCGGATGGAACCGTCGCGCCTGTGACAGGAGTTTTCCCTCAGGGTAAGCAACCCTTATATAAGGTTACGTTTGCTGATGGTAGAAGCACACTTGCGGGTGGTCCCCATCTGTGGACGGTGTTTTCACCCCGGTGGGGCAGACAAGGTTCTCGAGGAATCAAAACGGTTACCACGGAAGATTTGATCCGGTATCTAAAGGAATGTGAGGAACGAAACTACAAACCGTGGTATAATATTTTTGTACCGACAATAACACACCCCGATGTTAAAAATAAAGAATTGCCTATTGATCCATACTTATTAGGTGTTTTATTGGGAGATGGTTGTATATCTCAAGGTAGTGGGATGGTTACATCTTCGGACATGTTTATAATCGAAGAGTGTCAACAAATATTAAACAAAAATCATAACCAAAACCTCGTATTGCAGGAATATAGTAACTCAAATGGATATGATTGGGGTATCAGAAGTTTACCGGGGGAAACGAAATCTATTCGTTCTTGTTTGCAGCAACTGAATTTGTATGGTTGCATTTCTAACACAAAATTTATTCCACAAGAATATATAGAAGGCACATCCAAACAACAAAAATTAGATTTGCTGGCGGGGTTGCTTGATACTGACGGAACTGTTGGGAAAACGAAGAACGTTAGTTTTTGTTCTGTCAGCGAACGGTTGGCTAACGACGTTCAATACATTGTTAGAAGTCTTGGTGGAAAGGCTACGATCACAACAAGAACGTCTTTCTATAAAGATGATGAAGGAAACAAGATTAACGGACAGTTAGCATATAATGTTTCTATTCGGTACCCTACTCCTCAGGATCTCTTCAGACTGCCACGGAAAAAAGATTTACTAACAGCAGGAGAGACGCAATACGCGAATGAAGGCTTACGTGTCGTCTCTGTAGAACGAGTTGAAGATGGCGAAGCTCAATGTATCATGGTTGACCATCCCGACCACTTATACATCACTGACGATTTCATCGTTACTCATAATACAGTATTGCTTAATGCTCTCGTGTACGCAGTGTATGACAAGCCAGTTTCAAACATTTCGAAGGATAACCTTGTAAATAACATCAACAAGAAGAACATGGAAGTAGCCGTTGAATTCCAGAAAGACGGCAATACATATACAATCATTCGAGCTAGAAAAACAAAAGCTGGCGCAGCAGGAAATCACGTCCACTTATACGAAAACGGAAAGGATGTTACTCCAGATAGCGTCAGTAACACGAATGCTGAAATTGAAAAAATCATAGGAGTTCCCTACGAACTTTTCGTACGAATTGTGGCCTTCTCTGCAACGCACACACCTTTCCTTGATCTCCCAGTTAGGTCACCTTATGCAGCAAATCAGACGGATATTATTGAAGAGCTGTTTGACCTAAAGACGTTGTCGGAGAAGGCCTCCATATTAAAAGAGCACATCAAAGAAGCGGAACAATCGCTCGCAATGCATAAAGCACGAGTCGAGCAATTAGAAAAGGAGCATGCTCGTCATGAAAAACAGCTCCAATCTGCTGAGCAACGCGTTTTAAATTGGCAACAATCCAATCACTGCGAAATTGAAGAAATTGAAACCAAGCTGAAGAAAATAGATGACATCGATTTCGAGGAGCAAAGCTCTTTACATGAGCAGCTAAGCGAAATAGACAGGCAGCTGCGTGAAGCTATAGAATGGCACCAAAAAACAGAAAAGAATCTCACCACACTAGAGAAAAAACGCGATAAGATCCAACAAGAATTGGAGCATCTGCGCGATGAGCAGTGTCCATACTGCTTGCAGAAGTATGATGGTGCTACTGAAAAGATCAGCGAAAATGAAACTAAACTGAAGGATCTAATAGAAGCAATAGAGTCAGAAGAACAATTGTTGATAAAAGCTGAAGATGATGTCGAGACGAAGGCATCACTACACAAAGAGATCAAAGGCAAAATCACAGTTAAAAATCTAAAAGAGCTGATAGACATTCGTGGAAAACAAGATCAATATAAGGCTAGACTTGATGATCTGAGACGGGCAGAAAACCCATTCCTCGATCCACTTCGCGAACTAGAAGAGATAGAGCTTGATAAGATTGATATGAGCAAAATCAATGAATTGACGAAACTCGTTGATCATCAAAAGTTTCTACTGAAACTTCTAACGAAGAAGGATAGTTTCGTGCGAAAGGCTTTGCTCAACAAGAACATCCCGTTCCTCAACCAGCGTTTACAACACTACCTAACACAATTGGG